GTAGAGTCAGAAATTGGGTCATTTAAATACTGACCAAAGAAAAATTCTGCCTGCTGTTCTTTTATTTTTTTCAATTTACTTTCTGGGAATAAAATAGGAAATGTTGAACCTTTTTCATTTACTGGGTCTTCCCAGCAAGAAATCCTTAAATAATGATAATTATCTTTATGGGTCTCAACTATTGGTTTGTTTCTGTGTTCATTATAAGTCTCTATAGTAAAACCAAAAAATTGATTTAGAAGATAACCATATAAGTCATCATTATCATAACGAGTTCCAATTATAATTTCTGTTCCTCTACTTTCAAGCAAAGAACGAGATAACTTCCACCAGTCGATAGTTTTATTAATCTGTTCTGGTGTAGAACAATTTTCCTTGTTAACTAAATCATCATTGATTAACAAAGAATAATGCTTTGACACCAAGTTTCCTTCTACTGAACCAGTTTCAACCAAAGTATTTTTAAGCTCTATTTCTTCCAGCGTCCAACGACCAGCCTGCTTCTCTGGGTCTCTTGGAATTTCTGGAAATAAATCCCTCAACAATTCATTATGCTCAAAATTATATTTAATTTTCTTCAAGAACATTTTAGCATTGGATAAAGTAGCATTTGATAAAAGAATTGTCTCTCCTTTTCTATTCGAATTAACCAATCCATTTAAAATAATTTGAACAATAAATCCAACACTAATAATATAACTTTTTAACCAGCCTCTTGGACAGAGAACAACTAAATTCTGCTCTGGAAGAGTTCCATATCTCTGAACAAACTGCGTAATGATTTTATGTGTTGGCTTATACATATCCTTAAAGCCATTGGTTGGGTCTTCCAGAGTTTGCAAAACAACTCTACATAAAAAGTATAAATCAGTAAGGCATTTTTCTCGCCAGAAATCAATCTGGCTTAAATCTTTTATAGACATCAGCCCATCCGAGCTTCTTTCAATGACTTTTTAGCTCTGCTTCTTAATCTTCGTAAAGTTATAGCCAATCTGGCACGGCGACCAAGTGTTCCACCCTTTTTGGCAGCTTCTTCTAATTTTGATTGAGGAATTGTCTGTCCTTCTTTTACACCAAGCTCTTTACGCAAAGCACCTTTATGCTTTATTGCTTTTTGTATCCACTTTTCTGCCATCATTATTCTCCTTTTGCTCTGGGAGCATTTTTATTTCTTCTGCATCTATAATTTCAGCATCAACCAACCCTTTTGCTAATTCTGGTGTAATAACCAGAACAAGCTCCCGTTGGGTATGAGCTTCTTTAGTTTCTGTATCATATGCCCCAGAAACTTTTAATGCTTTATCTAAATATTGCCCTCTTGTAAAATAATCTGGCTCATTTTCTTGAACAACCTTTCCCTTTGAACTATATTTTTTAGGATAGGTTGCTTCCAAGCCTTCTTTTAATTTCTGGGCAATATATCCACTATTAATCCCCACCCTATCCATTGCTTCTAAAATAGCTTGCCTGATATGCTCTCTTTTCAAAAGAGCTGAACCATATTCACGATTAGCATATCCAGCAGCCAAAGCAGCTTTTCCAATCTGCTCATATTCCAATACTTTTTTTACAAATTTCTTTTCTCTGGCAGTCAAAGGAGTTTTATTTTTAACTGGTAAACTTTTAGGTCTCCTCATTTTCCACCCCAAAATTTGCCTCTTGTAAACTTTGTTTAACTTTCTTTTTTAATTTCTTTTCCCTATACTCTCGCTCTATTTCTTGTAGAAGAGCTAACCTATCCTGCAAATCATTTACTTCAGTCTCATCAGACTCCCAGTTACCTTTCATTGCTGCTTTAATCCTTTTTTGAACTTTTAGTTGTTCAGCTTTAACATCATCCAAAGTTGGAAACTGCTCTATTAACTTCTGTTTTTCTTCTTCTCTTTTCTTTTTTTCTTCTTCGGTATAGTCCATTTTATTCTCCTTATTTTGTGAGAAGACAAATAACTGCAATAGCTGCCCACGCAACCAAGCTTGTTTTTACTACAAAGCTGGTTGATTTATTTGTCTTATAAAGGTCTCTAAAAGCTGTCTCCAATCTCAATCTTGAAGCCAACTCAAGTTCATACTTGTTCTTATACTGGTTACTTAAATCCAATTGAGCATTATACTGTTGAGTTAAATTAAAAATAATTTCATCTTTATTAGCCAATTCTTTTTGAGCCAAGCTAAATTTTTCTTTCCATAATTTTACTTGTTCTTGAAGATTGGCAATCATTGCATTTTTATCAGTCAATTCTGTAAACTGTTTTTCCAATTGGTCGGCTTTTTTGTCAAGTTCTGTTTGCTGTTGAGACAATTCTTTTGATTTTTCTTCAAGTTCTTTTTGCTGTTCTTTATATTTCTCCAGAATTTCTTCTTTTTCTTTTATAATTTTTTCAGCTTCTGTTTTAGCTTCTATTTCTTCTTTTTTAATTTCAATCAATTCTCCTTTTAAATTCACAATCTGATTTCGTAAATAAATAATATAACCAGAAAAAGCTAAAGATAGACAAAGAAAAATTATCAGAGCAGTTTTTAATTTCATTTCAAGAATTCCTTAATTTTATCAAGAGTTGTTCCATATCCGAAATAAGTTGTTTGTTTTGTTTCTGCAGTTGTTACAATCATAAGACTTTGCATTATTCCAATTAACTGTCCTTTTAAATTAAAAATTCCACCACCACTATCACCATAATAAGCAGGGAAAATAAAAATTCCTTTAGGAGCTTCAACATATTTTATAAAGCGTAAAACAGGAAGGCTAATGCTTGGAAAACCTATAACAAAAATATCATCTCCTAATTCTGGGACTTGTGAAGCAATTTCAACTGGTTGGGTTTCTTCTGGAATTGATGGAATAGATAATAAAACCAAATCAAGTTTTCTATCAAGTTTTATAATTTTAACATCAGTAATTTTAGTTTTATTGTCTGAAAAAGATATTGTAATTATACCATTAGCAGGAACACCATCAAATAAATGAGCAACAGTTAAAACTTTAGTTGGACTGATAATTACACCACCTGTTCTATTGGCATCTGAATAATTTTCACCAAAAGTATTTACCTGTTTCACTTCATAGGTAATCATAACAATTGCTCTTGCAGCATTACTAACACCATTGGTAATAGAAGCAGGCAAATTTAGAGATAAAATAACAAGTGAGAATAACAGAGTAAAGATAAAGGCTTTTTTCATAGCACGCCTCAAGATTAGTGGCTGACCCCCACCCCTGTCATAATGATTGCCACTATAACCACCCACTAAATATAGCTCTTCTCCCACTATACTTATATTATATCATATTTTTTAGCTTTTGTCAAGTTCTTCTTCATCAACGGCTATATTCAAGTTTTCAAGAAGTCTGGCAACACCTTCTATAGTTGCGGCATAATAAGTTTTATCCTGATTGATTTGCAACAACCAACCGTTCTCAATTTTAAGAATTAAAGCCTGTTTAATCTTGTTAATCTTATCGTTCATTTTAACTCCTTTTTAATTTCTTCTAAAATTGTTGCAATTCTGTCAAGCCTTTCATTAAGTTTATGAAGTTCTTCAGCAATATCTTTTTTATCAACAGGAGGATAATTTGTGTCATATTGAGGATATACTGGTGTCATAAAATAGGGAATTCCTGCTGTAGAAATTCCAGAATTATCATAATATTCTTTTGCCATAATTAGTGCCAATCTGATACAGTTTTTCTGGTAGCCTTCATCATAAACGGAACAATAAGAGCCAGCATAGAAGCAATAACAGAAAGTAAATCTTGAGAAATAGTAACATTAAAAGCATTTAGCACAGGAAGAATAACAGAAGTAATTAAAGCCATCCAGAACGCTGGGTCGCTCCACTTATTCCACTGCTTGACATTATTAAGAAAATCATCTTTATCCTGTTTAAATTCAGTGAATATCCACACTGAAAGAATTAGGATAGCACCAATGATGTTCGCTGGGTCAATCTGGGAGACTAAATGAAGCTTTACACCAAATAACCCAAACAAAGCAATCAGTGCAGTAATAATTGCACTAAAAATCTTTCTCATTGCTTTTCTCCTTTTATTCCAGTAAATTTTATAAGCACATTTTTTGTGCTAAAAATTTTTTCAAAAG